CAAATAAGCCGTGGGAAATTGAAACAGTATGGCTACCGTTCAATACATCGACTGGCGTAGATAAGGTTGATGAGCCAGCAACCAAACTCGCCGTCGCCCGTGCGCTCTATGAGGCGATGGAGAAGGAAGCACGGATTGAAGGTGGCGGCGGCACCTTCAAGTATTGGTTTTCAGGCTTTGAAAATCAACTCTGGCCGGAAGGGAGAAAAGCAGATGACGAATAAAGTCCATGACGATGATTTCGGGGCTAATAGATGTTGCCCGGACTGCGACAAGGAAAACCAGAAGTTAACTCTTGCCAGCCTCATGCTAACGGATGAGGAGAGACAAGCTATCTGTCCGCATAAGAAAGAGCGTGGGTGTGGCTATTCTACCTGTAAAGATTGCCCTGCTTTAGTGTGGGAACGTGCCGCCATCATCAAGGCGGTGAGGGTGCTGGTAAAAGCGGGATTGACTGTGATGCCTACGAATGTAGACCTTGCTAACAGCAAGAATCTGGAAATGTACGCCCTGCTGAAAGAGGTACAGAAATGACCAAGCCTATCAGCCTAGCAGATAAAACCCTCATGGTAATAGAGGGCATGTTGCTGTCTGCTAGTGAGGAATGGGGATACCAGACAGACAAAAACTCCAAGATGCTTGCTACTATCTATTACTATGCTCATGTTTCCCACCTAAAAGGATGCTCCGCTTGCCGCAAGAAAGCCATAAAGGAAATAGCAGTAACCTACCGACAGTTAAGAAAGCATAAGGTGATTTAATGGAGCCTATCAGCCAAGAGAGATTAGAAGCCTTTTGGAAGGGGTGTGACAATCCGTTCATAGAAGTAAATTGCGACTGTGAAGGCGGTTACAGGAAAAGTGGGCAGTTGTGTTACAGGTGTGATGGGAAAGCCTGTATCACGGTTAGTCCCCCTCTCACCCTCGATAACTTGTTCCGCTACGCTGTGCCAACTAAGAAAATAAGAGAGATTGAGTTCACGTTCCATCGAGACTACACGACCTGCCATGTGGACAATTATGATGACTATCAGGATGTTGAAGCCGACACCCCCGCCCTTGCCCTATTCCTTGCATTGGAGAAGCTGAAACAATGAACAATGAAAATGACATTGAACTAACAATAAACGAGATCGAGAAGTACCTTAAACTTCCTATCGAGCGTATCCCTGAAAAAGACGGATGCAAGCATAAAAAAGTTCTGCTTGATTGCCAGCAACACAGGGTAATCTGTAAGGATTGCCATAAAGACCTTGACGCATTTTGGTATTTAGAACTACTAGCGTCAGAGTGGTCAATTAGACGTTATCACGACGCGGCGGCTATTCATGCCTACAACGAGATTAAGAAGCGCGAAAAAGCCGCCTTGTTAAGAGGTAAACACATTATGCGGCCTCTTTCCCCCGAAGGTGGTCATTGTTGGGATATATTTACCAAATTAAAAGGAGAAACGCCTGATTATGTTTATTTTCACGGTGGGTGGTACGCAGGGTACAACGGAGGATGCGAAAGCGTTGAATGTTTGGAGCTGGAATTAAGGCGAAAATTGGAGAAGCTGAAAGAGGTAGAGGGGTGAACGAGGAACGTCTAAAACTATGGAAAGATGGGATAGGGGCAGGCAAGATATTAGAAGAGATTTTGGATTACTACGCTAATCGTAATAAAAGGGAAACGCTCATTTTATTGGACGTGGCAAAACAGATGATTAAATGCCTTCCTGAAAACCCCTCACAAGCCAAAGAGCAACCCCCATGCTAACCCCTATCTATCAGGACCCAATGGCAACGCTCTATCAAGGCCACGTTCTTGACCTCCTGGCGCAACTACCAGAGGAAAGCGTCAACTGCGTGGTGACTTCCCCGCCTTATTGGGGATTGAGGAAGTATGCCGGTGAACAAGACAGGCTTTGGGATAATCATAACAGGTGTGAACATGAATGGGGTGATGAATTATGTCATCGAGAATCTAAAGAGGATTCAGCATCGGGTATAGCGGGCACTCCTCGCGCCGGATGCGGATTCTCCGCATCCGGCGGTCAATCCTGTCTAAAGTGTGGCGCATGGCGTGGTGCCTATGGCCTAGAACCCACCATCGCCCTGTATATCCAGCACAGCATAGAAGTCCTGAAGGCTATCAAGAGAGTGTTAAGGCCGGGCGGTGTTGTGTTTTGGAATATAGCAGACAGTTACAACGGAAGCGGTAAAAAAGAGGTTCAAATCAATTCTCCAAAACAAATGACAAACGGTGGGGCGATAGAGCAAAGAGAGAATAACGACACCACACTAAAACCCAAAGACCTTTGCCTAATCCCTGAACGCATGGCAATCGCGGCACAGGACGCGGGCTGGTGGGTGCGCTCGATGATTGTGTGGTCAAAGCCCAATCCCATGCCTGAATCAGTAACGGACAGGCCCACAGATGCCTATGAGAACATCATCATGCTCACCAAGAGCGCGAGGTATTGGTATGACGGGGAGGCGGTAAAGGAAGCGGCTATTGATTGGGGGGAGCGTGATAGAACAAATGGTAAATACAAGGTTGAAGGATTGGCCAACGGCTTAACAGGCAAACAGGCCAACCACGAAAACAGAACTTATGCGGGATTTAACCAGCGGTGGGGCACTACTAAACCATCGCCAACCCGCAACCTCCGCAACGTATGGGAAATCCCAACACAGCCATACAAGGAGGCGCACTTTGCCACCTTCCCTGAAAAGATACCCGAACGCTGTATATTGGCTAGCTGTCCGCAAGATGGCGTAGTCCTAGAACCCTTTGCCGGTAGTGGCACGACATTAGCGGTTGCCAAGAGATTAGGCCGCAAGTCCATAGGCATTGAACTATCAGAGCAATACTGCCAGTTAGCTATTAAGCGAATACAGGCGGTTACGCTTCCGATGGTGACAGCATGACCTCTATCTATCAGGGGGGCTTGAAAGCTATCGCACAGTATGAGAGGGGGGAATAAATGACAAACAAGCCGGAGGTATTTGAAGCACAGGTCAATGAGTTCGTGCGCTACCCGCCCACGGGGGCGGACGCATGAACTTCACCGCTTATCTAATCCCGGTTGCCAAAGCCCGCGCCAGGTTGACGGTAATTGCCGGTCACGCACACGCCTACACGCCAAAGAAAACCGCCAATGCCGAGCAGATTATCCGTAATGCTTTTCTTGATGCTGGTGGTAAGAAAATAGCCAAGGGAATCCCAATTATCTTGCGCGTGGTGGTATTCCGTCCTAGACCTGTTTCCCTGCCAAAGAAGCGCGAGTATGCTGTATCTCGTCCGGACCTCGATAACTACGTCAAGACGGTCATGGACGGCTTGAATAAATACGCATGGGAGGATGATTCGCAGATAGTAAGTTTGTCAGCGCAAAAGTTATTCGGTGATCCACCACGGATAGAAGTCGAAATAAATACGATAGAGGAAAGGATTTAAGATGGATATTGCGACCTTATTGCTTATCATGGCCTTATCAGGAGAACCTATCAACATCACACCAATCCCCGAACCAACACCTATCATAATTGAAATCGGGGAACCGGAGGATACCCGACCGGCTTGTTATCCCCCTGTCTGGCCGGGATGGAATAGCGGAAGCGATATGCCTGGTGGACCGTGGGCGGGAGGGATTAGTTGGCCGGACTCAGGAAACGCCGGTAGTAATGCTTGACTTGCTGGCCGTATCCTTCGCCTTGCGGAACCAGAACTGATTAACGTCCTTCCACATGGCGAGAAGGATACCCAACACAACATTGACCCCGGAGGCCGCGATTATATCAATCGCGGCTTTCGTTTCTACCGCCCATTTGACGCTCTCGATACAGAATATCCCCCAACAGAGCGTCACCACCGCCAGAAAGAACGTGTAAGCCCACTTAAAATACTCGTCTTTCATGCTTCCCCCTGTGTCTTTAAGAAATCGATTAGCGTTGGGCAATCGTGCTTGCTCGGTATCGGTTTCCCCATGTCCTTACAGAACTTGAACACCGCCTCCCAACATGAATAGCGGTTGTCCAGCAAATAGGGAACAGGCCTATTCCAAAAGTGACGGGCGATGTAGCTGGCTGCGGTCCAGAAGTAAATCGCCACATCATAGGGTAGGCCGAGGTGGTTTTTGACCCATACCTTGATAGCGTCAGGCATGGGCGGGGAATTGAACCAGCGATAAACCCGCACATTATCGCCATTCAGGTATCCGTAATTCAAATCAAGGCCGTGGTCGGTTGCCTCGATATACTCCCACTTGCCATCATCCAGGCGTAACTGCGTCAGGGTAGCCATGTGCCATCCCCAACCGTCCCAGGTCGGTTCAAAGAACTTGAGGCACTTTGAGAGAATACCGAACGGTTGGCCTTCCCCCTTGAATATCAGAATGTCACCCGGTTTAGCCTGTCCTATCGTGATCCGCATCCTGTCACCCCTTCCTCGATATGTCGCGCCAAAGTCTCGGACAACTCGTTTATTTGTTCGCCATTCGCTTTAGCAATCTTCGCAACATCGAGCAACACCTTCTCGTTTGTCATCATGCGTTCGCATAAACCGTTCTTTACGTTGACTAGAGTTTCGCCCCATTCATTGAGCTGGCGCGAGTGCCGCGTGTCTTGTTCGGCCAGATAGTTATCTAGAACCTTGCCCCAATTAGTATGGAACTTCTCTAATATGTTAGTAGTGATACGCTCCTCTTGCTTGAAATCACGCCAGACTTTAACACCATCAATAATGAGGATGAGGGAAAAGATTACACCGACAATCCACTTGATAGTATCGAATTGTTGGGCGAAGTAAGCCAGGATGTCGGTGTCCAATTAGCCCGCCTTTTCTCCGGCCTCTATCACAATTTCAGCCGGATGCTTATCGGCATTATCCATCTTAGATTTTAATACATTCTGTAAAATAACGGTAGCTTGCTCAAGATTAACATTGCCGGATAGTATAACTTGCTTCGTGTCGGTGTCATAAGTAAAAGCAAAGAGAATAACCATGTTATGTTCCTAAATACCCATACCATGAATTAGTGATGGTTGCCGTATCGGTAACATGATGGAGTCTCCATTTGATTGTTTTTCCGAAAATATAATAAAGCCATCGTAATTCTGAACCTGTGCCGCTGGCAGTTTGGACCGCCGCCCAAGTAGTTCCAGAAATAAAAGCCTGTATTTGTGTCTCCCATGCCGCCCCCGGTCCAGTCAACTGTGTCCACACATAAGTTACTTTCCCGGTCGTATATTCGGTATCTTCAACAATCGGGGAAGTCGAAGTATAAGTAATATCAATCGAACCAGAAGCGGTTAAAGTAGTAGTGCTAATTGCTGATGCCGTAACCCCGTCCAGATACCCATCTTCGGCATAAATCGCGTTCCATTTAGTTCCCGACTTTCCGATGTCGCCCGACCCCGCGATTTGGGGGATTAACGCCCCATCACCGGACAGGTCGGCCACAATATCACAAGATGATCCAGGTTCTATCGCTATATCCGAATCGCAGTTTATATCAAGGACTTCAGATGCGGCTAGGGCAATATACGCCTTTAGTGTTCCTGTGCTATCTGCGAACCGCAACCATTGTGACGCGCTGTTATCCTTAATAGTCAGGCCGGAAGCAGATAACAAGACCTTACCATCACCCGCCGCAATCTCCCCGCTTGCCGTCATATAACATTGGTCAGCCCCGGTAGAAGTCGCCCTTGTCCGGAAAGCGGTTGACGAACCGTAGCAAAGTATCCCGTAATTGGCATCTATGACCACGCCCGCGTTGTTATACCATTGAGTGCTACCCGCCACCGTTGAAGCTACGATATGAGAAGTAAGCATGATGTTGCCAGCGGACAGGTTAGTAGCCAAAACCCTCTGATAGGTAGAACCGTCACCAACCTTGTCCTGTGTGAATCCAGCATCAACAACCGTGGTTGACAGGAGCTTGATTACGCCCGCGCTGATATTGGTGGACAATACCTTGCTATAAGTAGAGCCATTTTCAATATCATCCAACGTTATCTCATTAGTAACGTAAAGGTCTTTGACGGTCAGCCTTTCAAAGTAGTTACTATTGGTGGAAGTGCCGTTTGGGCTTGTTTCAAGTTCATTCATAAGACCGCGCACGGAATACCAACCACCAAAGCCGAACGTCATTTCCCAGGTAGCCTTCTTGACGTTGTAAGTACGCGAAAGATAGCCTATGTTTCCGGAACGAGTATCATTCTCCCGGCTGTCCGTCACTTTGACGTAATCATAAATCTCCGCGCCTACGTTAATAGGCACGGTCGCCGACCCCTGTTCGGCTTGCATCTGGTATTTACCAAGGATTGCAGTCGCAATCGCAAGGGCTTGAGCCGTATTTGCCAGAGCGCAAGCCTCGTATTGATGCTTTGGCAGAAGGGCGTAAGAGGCCGCGTCCGTGGTGCTGGCAGTATAAACCGTTCCCGCGCCAGTCGGTGTTTGAACCTTGACGTAGTTCGGGATAACTAACTTTTCACGGTATGCCTTGCTGAAGAAGGTATGGTCGCCGGAGGTCAGAGAGTATTCGTATTGGTGAGTAGGGGTCAGTTGGATTTCAAATAAAGCTACCGCCCCATTTGAAATCATTGTTCCATCGGCGGTTATTTTAAGTTGAGATACCACGCGGTCGTCAAAATCCACTTCCACCCATTTGTATGCCATATAACCTGTGTGGGTCCATATAGTAAACCACGCCGCCGACACCGTGTCGTATCCTTCTATGATGGCGGTGGTTAAATCTGATGGACTATCATCGGTAATCCCGATCTTAAACTTTATATGGTTCCTGATTTTATGCGCTGCCATCGTTAGTGTTAAGGCTCCGGCACCACCCAGTAAAGCCATACAAGTCGCATATGATAATTCGTTATCATCATACGCATTGGCATTATTAGCCCATCCACCCGTTGACGAATTGCTTGTTGGTAAATCATAGGTCGCCGCGCTAGTTTGTGGCACAAAGATATGACAATGGCCGTCATTTTCAAACCGCAGGGCGCATCCGGTGTAATCGAGCAACCGTCTTACGGAAGCTAACCGCGAACTATTGAGATAAACGCGGAAAGTGTCTTTAGGCGTATAGGTGTCAATTAGGCTATCTTCAGAATCCCAATCAACCGTAATGGCCGCGCAATGGTTGAAACAGGCCATTGTTCCACCCATGATTTCGCCTATAAGCGTCTTTACAGTCTTCGTATCGCTGGAAGCTGGAGCATAAATATCACTTGCCCGATCTTCTGCCAACAATTCCTGCCAACCAACCGCCGTCAATTCACAGGTTAGCGCACCTTCAGAGGATACGAACTTCTGGTCAATAATCCATTGGGGGGAACATTGGGAATACTCAATCGTGGATGCAGTCTTTAATCCCCACTTTAGATCACATTTATAACCCTTGTAATCTATCCCGGTCAAAGCCTGGTTAGCGTTATCTAATACGATAACCGTCTTGTGGGAATAAGGTTGCTCGTCCTGTTTAACACTCCATATCTTAGTCTTATCATAGGTCACGGTCGCCGTGCCGGAAGTCAGTACGGCATTAACATCAGGAACAAAACGGCTATCCTTTTGTGCGGCCAGTAGAGTATAGGATAACTCGCGCATCGGCTAGTCCGTAGGATACCGCTTATTGGTTTTCGGAGGAGTGTTACGCCTTAACTTCGCGAGCGCATTGGCATACTTGCGTTCGCCCCACTCGATAAAGTTCTGCCATGCGTTAGGCGCACCGATCACCACGGTATTGATATACTTCGGAGCTTTATTGATGGCGAGCTGGCCGGCACACATATCCGCAAAGATGTCCTCTTGCGCGGGGTCGAGTGAACTGCCCCGGAAGGTGATAACCGTTGCCGTTCCTGAAGCAAGGGCAATCTCGGAAGGAGGATAAATCCCCCATGCCGCCGTATTGCTGGCGATGGTGGTCCCGGTCGCCACGACATAAACCGAACGATGGCCGGTGATGGTAAACTCTTCCCCGACTTCAATCGTTCCCGCCGCCTGTAAAGACGAACCGGAAACCGCCGTAGAAGCGATTGCCGCCGTTGCCGCCACGTTACCCAATAAATCAGTCAACTGGCAAAGAACATGAGGCTTTTTGAACCGTATCAGAACATCGATATTGCCGAGATCGGTCAGGGTAGAATCGGAATCGTCAACCCAATCGACATCAATCTCGACAATGTTATCGAAGCGTGTCCAATTACGGCGGTTTCCAACTGTATATTCGATGGAATGAATTTCGTAATTCTCAGGAACGTCACCGAGGTAGATTTGCTTCTTATTCCGGCATTGTTTGTTGTAAATCTCGTAGTCCTCGTTAGCGTCCATGATGTCAGCCGAAAGAGATACCACGGAGGTCGAATCATAGGCCGTAATAACCGCCCAGGTGTTGTCGGTAGTATTATGGACCACCTTGCCAACATCAGCCGCCAGGAATTGAGCCTTGACGCTATCCGTGAGTTTGCTGGTAGTGCCGGTAACATCCACACCATAACGAGACTCAATCTTGAAAATCATGGGAACGATATGCGGAATAATTGAACTCATTTCCTTTAATGTTTCGCGTATCTGATTATCTACCTCGCTAGTAGAATAATCAGCCGTGCTAGCACTTTGGAGTTTTTGGGTAATTAAAGTGGTCATAGCCGCATACGTCCGACTCATAAGCTACCTCTTTTACTTGCCCTTCTTTTTGGCTTTCTTTCCGCTAGGTTTCCATCCGTGTTCAACCGCGTTCAACAACCGTTCCTGAGACTCCGCCTTTTCCTTTGTAGTGGCCTTGGCGTGTACGGCGTTAGGTGTGGATACCCGGAATCGATTCCCGCTTACTTTGGTTATCTTTACTGGCATAGTATTCCTTCCTTGTCTTGCAATTCAGATAGCAGGATACTTCGTCATATAGGAACGCTTGCTCCATTGGTACGGCGCAATCATCGCAAGGATGGACTTTGCACCGAGAAATCATTTGGCATGATTCACCGATACATAACGTGTCCTGATTAGACATCCTGCATAATTCCATTATGACAAATCCTTCGCTATCAATTTTTGTTTTCCATCAATAATTGCCCGGATAAAGAGAGCCTTGGCATATTCATCCGGCGGCATCGGTTTCCCGGTCTGCGGGTTTACAATGTAAGGGGATATTTCTTCAAGAGCCTTGGCCTGAGTATCATTGATTTCAAACTTAATTTCCAACAGTTTCCTCCATATTTTCTTCGGTTGCTACGTCAGCCACTACCATTGCCCCGACTTCTTTCCCGCCGGCATCAAAAGTGGGTTTGACTTCGCCTGTCTCGTAAGTAGCGGTTAAGCCATTAGCAGTCAAGAAGCCTTCAAACTGCGCCTTGACGGTGGCAATCTCATCCCTTGTTTCTTTCTTGAGTTCAATGGTGTTCAAGTTAACTTTTATGTAGTACATCCTAATCCTCCTACTAAGATTGAGTCAGCATGATGTAATAGGTTGCTCCGTTGATACGAACGGGATATTTGTGACTAAATTTAGTTTCATCTGTTTCAGCCGCTACAACCTCTTCAGATGCGATGCATAAGCTACGATGCCCAGCAGCTATGTCAAAGCTGCCAAGCCTTACCTCATCTGTTGTAGCAGTAAGATCAGATGATGAGCCTAGTTGCAACGGCTGATCTGCGTGAATAGTCATAGCTCCGGCATTATCTCTAAGGCGCATAAATGTTCCGCTATTCCCAGCAAACTTCAGGTAGAAGATAATCGGATCATTATCTTCCATGATGGTCTGGATGGTGTTTGCTCGCAGTTGTGCCGCCGCACCATCCCAATAGCTACCACGGAGTTCTATCAGCATGGAATCGTAGATTAGATTGCCAGCCGTAGCTGTCTGATTATTGCGGAGAGTGAGTTTAGCAAAGGTGGCATTATTAGAGGTTCCAAGCAGTAACTCGGTGTTACTCAATACCATATTATTTATCAGTGACCCACCAACCATGTTCCCGAATAACAGTTTGCTGTCCTCTGAGCCATTAGTAGCTGTTGATAACTGGCATTGGATTGAGCCGCGCTTTTCAAGTTCGGAAGCATCGTTGCCGATGTAAAAGCCAACTCCAACACCTTGACCAGCCGCTTCATTATTGGTTCCAGCACCACACCTAATCTGAAGGACATCGGTTATTGCGTTGGCCGTAATTCCAGTATTATCTGGCCCGATAAAGCCATAGGTAGCCTCAAAATCACCAGTCACAAACAAATCATCTTCTGCGTTCAATCCGCACGTTGTAGTATAGGCATCACCTATGCGGAGGTAGGCTCCTGTGCCGTAGATGGTGGGTATATCTGAGATCGTGGCGAAAGTAAAATAATCGTCAAGATCGCCAGATGGTTTTAAGGTAATTGCTCCGGAATATCTTAATCCGGATAACCAACTCGGATTAGCAAACTTTCGCGGTCCATCCATGTTTCACCTCTTATACCACGTAACCGGCTTTTATGCCTTCGGAATTAACCGAAACGTCATAATAAGCCTTGTCAGCGCGATCAATCGGTAATGAACAGGATGCACCGGGTTCTAGTTGGAAAAGAAATACCGATGAAGAAACGTTTGAACCGCCAACATATACCCATCCGGTATTCGCTGTGTTGGCTGTCACCACCAAATAACGACATCCGTAAGCCGTTGCGCTTACTTGAAGCCGTGTCCCCGCCGCCGTTGTACTTGCCGGTAAACCAATTATCACCCCAGGAGTCCTCTGTTCTCCCATTTAACCACACCCCCCTTTCTCTCTATTTGTTTTATTTATTCCCCTTTAGTTCTTATCGGTCTAAAGAAGGCCGGAACCCAATTCCTGAAACCATTTTGGATTAACCTTTGGCCCTGTCGCCGCATTTCCATATACTTGCGTAGCTTTTGCCGCGCTTCAAAGATTTTCATTCTCACTTCCCGGTCAGCTTCCGCTTTGGCGATTATAGCCTGTATTTCAACTTCGTCCGTCACCCCCATTTTCGCCAGGATTGCCCTAATGAGTTCGTCGAGTTCGCTTTTCTCCACGCCTTCGAGGGGGAACAGCACGTTTGGATTCGCTTTCGTCCCCGCAAACGGCAGGAGCAGCCCCTTCCTCTTCTCCCTGGCGATGTAGATTTCGCTCATTGAACGCTCTCCGGTGAACTTCCAGATTTCCCGGTAATCTTCCTGCTTGGTCCTTGACCATCTGATTGAAGAACTTTCCCAACTTGCCCTCCTGCTAATCGCTCCAATACGCTTGTAAGCATATCAAGTCGCTTTTCAAGACTGGATAACCTATCGTCGCCTTCAAATTTCACTTGTTTACGTTCCTTAGATTCTGACTTTCGTATCAAGCGTTCTCGCGCTCTCTTACATTCTACCACTTGCGCTGGAGTATCGTGCCACTTATCGCAAGTCGGGCAAAACGGTTTTTTGACCTGCGGCGGTTGCTCAAGGTAGCCGAAGTCATAATTGGCATCCCTTGTCCCGGTTTCAATCACCTTGCCGGCGCCATCCTTCTTGACGTATTCACGGATATTTGGAATGAGCCTCACCACCCGTCCGTCAGGCGTGTAATACGTCTTGCGCTGTATCCCGCCGATGCTTCCGGTCAGCCCGTAGCCTACTTGCTCGATAGCCTGTTTTTGCTGTTCACTTAATGCTGTCGGCGTCATGCTTTCACCAACTCCTTAACTTCCATTGTATCAGCATATTCCCCAACTTTCAGCCCCACCCTTATCCGATACCCGCATTTAGGGCATCCCGTCCCAAGATATTCCGGCATCACCCCCGGCACAAGCATTTCCCGGTATTCAATCATTTCGCCACAATGCGGGCAGATTGCCTTGACGCGATACATCTGCCTCCCTAGAATACGCGCCACTTCGTCAGGCAGTTCATTATCGAGTTCAACGGATAATGCCATCGTTTGCTTAAACCCAAACCAAGCACCTTCCGTTATATTAAAATACGTCAACCATTGAACCCACCGATTATTCGGTATCCTTGTCATGTTAAACGGATGGCTGTCTATCGTTTCGTAATACTCCTTTTTGTCCGGTATCAACCCATATTCCACGCAGAAGTCAAAGAGTTTATTGCCAGGATAAGGCCGCAGGTCAGCAAGGAAAACCATCGCCCCCCGGCAGTAATCCCAATAGAAGTTCAGCGATTCGTGGATTGTTTGCTCGGTTTCCGCAGGATCACCAAAGATAAGGTTGCCACCGAAGCCAATCCCAACCTCCTCAGCTAATTTCAATGCTTCGATTATCTGTGTCGGCCTCATCCTCTTGTTCATCGACTTCAGGACGGTCGGGCTTGCACTCTCCAAACCATAACTGAAAAAGGTCAGGCCAGCCTCTTTCGCCAATTTGAGCGTATCGTAGTCTAAAGCTGCACTTGCATGGGTCTGCATCATCCAATCGAAGTCCCATCCGTATCGCCTCTTTCCTTCGAGTAACGCCTCGCAGAACTCGCGCATCCTTGCCTTGTTCACCGCAAACAGTTCGTCAAGGATAATAAGGATGTTAAACCGATACTTCTCCCAATTAACCCGTATCTCTTCCATGATGTTCTCAATCGAACGCGCACGGTATTTAGGACCGCCGCGATGGACACAGAACGTGCATGAGAACGGGCAGGAACGTGCCGTAACAATGGTGAATGGTCGGGGGTGTGTGCGCGTGTAGCGGTAGAGCACTCGCGTAGCCATAGAATACCTATCGACCATTTCAAGACCGCCAAACGCCTCATAGTCAGGAAATGGCCGCGCATCCAGTTCGCCGTATTCGTGATTGACCGGATTATGGACCGGATTCTTGTCACGCCAGTATGATAGATTAGGAATGTCCTCTATCTTGTCGCGCCCTTCCAAAGCATTACACAGGCGCACGATTGTCTCTTCCGCTTCCCCAATCAGGCCGAAGTCTGGTTGAAGTATTCGGAATACATCTTCCCGATCATTCGATATAATCCCGCCACCCAATACAATCGGCACACCAGGCGCGAACTTACGGCAAAGGTCTATGGCATCCTTGATAAAGGCGTAGTCAACGCAAATGCCGCCCAAACCGATTAGCCCCGGCTTATGCTTTGCCAGCGTTTCACCAATCAGGTTAGCCAGCATATAGTAAGGTTCTTTATATTCGGGATGGTTGTTAGGATTGAGGCCGATTACATCATGCCCGTTGGCCTTGAGTGAAGCCGCGATATAGGCGAATCCGGCAGGGAAATCAGAGATTGATAGCAGGGAAGGTTGTTTTGTCCTATATTGATGAGTGGGAACGATAAGGAGTGTTATCACTTTGCGCGGACTTCCTTTGGCGGTTCGTGAACGCCCATCCCGTCCGGATGCTCCTTGATGAAATCATCCCAAAAGCCCCAACGCTTGAAAAAGATATGCGCGTTTTCCCTGTTTTCCTTTGCCGCCAGCTCGGAATCGTCGCCCCTTGTCGCCCTGGGAAGATGATACCCTGCCCCTGCCCCGCAATACCAACACTTCCACCCGTTCTTTTTTAGCACCAGACAGTTATCAATATCATCCCATCCGCGGAAACCGTGAAAATGGTTCTCTTCCAAAACGCCTTTACACGCTTCCACGCGCACGATAGCAAACGCCCATTGAACGGCGTCAACCTCGTAGGTCAGGCTAAACCGATGGCCGGGAGAATCACGGCCTATGTCGGTCGGCAACCATTTATACATCTTGATACCCGCCGACTCGATAAGGCCATTCGGAAATAAGCATTTAAGGGCCACCACGCCCACCTTTGGGTCAGCATCCATGATTTGACACGCGCCCATTTCCCAATCCGGTTCTACTGTAACGCTATTCATAACCGTAGCCATGTAGGGCGTCTTACAGTAGGCCAAACCCTTGTTAAATATCTGGTTTCCTGAAATATAAGGCACACGCGATTGGACATACGTGATATTGTCGCGTTCCTTAACCAACTGATTCATATAAAGTGGAGTCAGGTCGGTGGAATCATCGACTACGATAAGATGGAACGGCAACCGCGTATGACGATAGAGGGTATTGATACATTCGATTGTCTTTTCTATCTTGTTGTGCGCGATTACCAGAACGTCGAGTTTGTAGTCCTTTGGTTGAGTCAATTCCCCCTCCATTAAGAGAAGAGGGGGGCCTTGCGGCCCCCCTTTTTCATTTGGCCTATTCGAGCCAGAGGTCAACCATCGCGTAGCCGTTTGCGATGGAGGCGAGAAGCACCTGCCCAATCGGATTGAGCATGGCCTTCGCGGAGGTAGGACCAGCCGTGGAAGCGACAATCTTTGCGACCGCGCCCGCCACGCCGGTAGAAGCGACAACCACTTCACCGGAAACGACAGCCGTGCCAGCTACGTAGCAAGCCGCCGGTCCTTTGGTCTGCAACCAGACGTAGGAAGAAGCCGCAGCACTTGAGCAGGAAACACCGAAGCGTCCGGCGATTACGGTGTCGGCGGTAGTCAAAATGACACCGCGCCAAGGATTCTCACGAACACCAACCTCCGCCGTACCTCCAGCGATGGCAACCTTGATCGGGTCGGTTTCGTAGAGAGTCAAGGTACAAGTGGTGGAACCAGCCGCCGCAGAGTTATTGGACTTGATCTTGTAAGACCATCCAATACCACCACCGGCAGAACCGGAAACGATCAAATGACCATCGGCAAACTGGTCAGTAGTAATGGCGGTAGTACCACCCGTAGTAATACCTACCGTGGTAGTGTTAGCCGCCGCAACAGCCACAGTTACGGAACCAGCCGCATACTGAGCATCGGCAATCTGTACCTGAGTCTGGTAAACCTTTCCGACTGCGATTGCCGTTCCGGAACAATATGCGTGCCGGAATTCGCGGCCATCGGGGAGAACCATCTTGGTCCCCAGGGGAAGGCCACCGATTTTAGAAGATGATGTGACCTTTTCATCACCAAAGTTTCCGTAATGAACAGCAGGGAAAGCCATTATATTTCTCCTTTCCCCTACGCAGGAGTCGTAGCGTCGTGGTTAAGGGTAACCGTCCAACCAGCTAAATACTGGCCTACGCCATATTCCCCAACGACGTTCAGTTCCGTGGCCCGCAGAGAGGCATCCCTCTCCGGTTCGACCGACCACTCGTTCGCGGTGGCGAGAATGATTGAGCCGCCTTCGCCAACCGAGAACACGCCGCCTTTCGCAGTCCCGGCGGTGGTGGTGATGTCGATGTTGCCATCCTCGATGCAGGGCATCCCGAATAGACGCCCAACGGAGTAATTGCGGATAACATCATCGGCAAGCGCACCAGCCGCGCTCTGCGTAGTGCCGGCGGCAGGGACAAGAGGAGTGAAAACGTCAACGAGGTCCAGCATGGTATAGGGATGATGGACCATCGCCAAACGGCCATGGGCAGGGCCACCGGATGAAACCGGATTGCCCTTCAGGATGGCGCGGGCGGCAGCAACCTGTCCGAGCGTCATAGTGCCGCCAGAGCCGAGGGAGTTCGTGCCGGACGCAAGCAGGGTCAGCAAATCCTGGTCGCGCTTGAGTTCCATCGCGTCACCGAGGATACGGCCAGCAGCGGCCTTAATATCCTCTTTATCGTCACGCACCAGTTTGTCGGTAACGATGATTTTGCACCCGACTTCCGCCGGGGTAACAGTAACAAGGGTATCGCTCATGGTTTCGGAGGTCGTCATATCGACGCCTTCGGTAAGGGCGCGGGCCGTGACAGTCCCAAAATACGGCACGTTCACATTCTTGCCGTCGTGGAGTTCCTTGCGGATGCGCCACACCAAACCGCTCATAATTGCCTCGAACTGCTCGGTGAAACGCGCGTTCTCAAGGATTGTGGGGACTGTATCGGCCATTACAGAATCAGTAGTAACGGCCACTTAAATCCTCCTTAATTTCGTTTAAGTTCTTTGCCTTTTCATTTCCAGGTATTGCGCTTTCACGGTCGGATTGGTCGGGTCTTTGATGAACGCGGCCCGAACTGCCTCCCATGATGCACCCCCGCCGATACTGGCATTTGAATCGGCTTTGAAGGACTTGCCATCGCCACCAACTTTGCCATCTGCGCGGGGAAGGGCTTTTGCGATTTCCTCTATCGCTTCCGGTGAACCGTTCGTGAACTTGGCAAGGTTAGTTAGCCGGACAGGATCGACGTTCAACTTCCCGGCGATTTCCTGCGCCTTCGTGAGCTTTTGGCTTTCAGCCTCACGGCTCTCGAATACGGCGAGTCTTGCCTTCAAATCGTTCAGTTCGGTGTCCCTTGTGGCGAGGTCGGATTCGAGTTGACGAGCGCGTTGACGTGTCTGGAAAGCCGTCAGCTTTTCCGGGTCATCACGCACCGTTGCGAGTTCAGCCTCTTCGCGCTCTTTCATCAGCGCGTTCAGCCGTTCATTTGCCGCCGTTGCCGCTTTTATGGCCTTCTCGCTTTCAGCCCGAAGGCGTCCAACATCGGCCAAAGCCGCAGACTTGGCATCCCGCAACGCTTTCTCGTGTTCCTCGACGCTAATGGTCTGTGGAGTTTGCGCCTTGCCAGAAGTGAGTGTCGCGTCACTCTGGTTGGCTACGCCGTCCTTTCCCATTATTCGCCCCCTTTCCTTATTTGCCACTTTAACATGGCTTTAATATGATTATAAGCCTTTATGTCAAATCTTGCTTTTATCATATCAAGATATTCGCGCCGGTTGAAGTATTCCATAAAAGCATAATCCCTGAACTGGACAACTTCTGGTTCAGCATTGAGACTATGCCCGTACTGGTTGAAGTTAGCCCAATCCTGCGGTTTGTTCTCTAATTCCGCATACCATTGTGAACCAGGATAAGGCAACGCCACATAGAAATTCACATACTCAAAGTTCTGCTTGATAGCATATTCAAGAGACTTCCGCATACTGCCATCAGTTTCACCTGGAAGCCCGAACATGAAGTTTCCCATGATATTGATATTAGCGTCCCTACTTGTCTTGATTGCCGTGCCAAACTTGTCGTCAGCTATCTTCTTATGGGAAGCATTACGCACGTTGTAATCCGCTGATTCAAAACCATATGCTAACCAGTTTATCCCGGACTTTTTCATCTTTGAAACCATGCGAGTAGTAATTACGTCTGCGCGAGCATACGCCCAAAAGTTGAATTGGAATCCCTGGGCGATAATGAAATCGCAGATATCCTCCACGCGCTTCTCGTTAAAGCAAAATAGTTCATCCCATATCTTGATGTTCTTAACACCGTGGTTGGCAAAATAGGCCAGTTCAGATTGTATATTCTCCATTGGTCGATATCGAACTTTATGGTCTGGATAAAGAGTATGGACATTGCAGTAGTGGCAATCGAACGGACAGTTAAGAGAGGTATAAAGAACTCCATAAGGCGAACGGTTATCAATGTCACCCAAACAATGCCAGTTATGCGCCTTGTATTTGCTTAAATCCAGCAGTTTCCAAGGTACGGAAGGAGTACCATATAATGTCCTATCCATCGCCAAACGGTTATGACCGGTTGCTTCGGGATGGATACCTGCAACGTCCGCATCCGGTATTAGTTTTAGTAATCTTTCCGTAACTGGCATTTTAGGCGTAGAGGATACGGATGGGTTATTTCCCATAACCACGATAGTCACGCGCCCGTTACCAGCCAACGCCTTTTTAGCCGTATCTTCCAACGTAAGGTCATCCGCTTCAGCATCAAGAATAGCGACATCTTCCCCTAAGTTACGCGATTGTCCGGCCAGTAATCCTAACCATAGCGGAGGTTCGATTGCCGCAAACGGAGCAGGATTACGGTTGTTCGGGTTTAAGTAGATATGCTTTTGCATCTTTAGCTACCTTATGGAGATAAGTGATTATGGCGTTTTGAATATCTCCCGAATCGTTGCCGGAAAACTGAATAGTGATATTGCTGGCGACACAGCATTTGTTACCGCATAGACATATGGTTTCCATGCCCATTTCAAGCCCTGCGCTAATGGCATTAAGGATATTGGCCGATTTACTGGTAGTCATGGCGATCAGTAAATCCCATGATTTCCCAAGCGTCTTAATTTGGTGACTGAATATGTTTTCAAAACCAAAGTCATTTGCCAGGGCAGTAATGAGAGAAGTATTCGATGTCAAAGATATACATGGCAGATAGATTTCGTCACCATATTTCCCCATTAATTCAGCCGCGAAATGCTCACTCTCGGCGGCAAGACCTCCGTTACCGCAAATGATGATTTTCCCACCATTCTTTATACGCTTGGCTATTGTTTCACCTATGTCAATCATGGTAAAGTACCTTCGTGCCTTCATTCTCAAAACGGAAAGGCACATGATTAAGATCGGACAATGCAGACTTAACGGCTTTTTGATTATCCGGTTTGACGCAGAATACAATAAAACCACCGCCACCCGCCCCTAGTAACTTACCACCAATCGCACCGGCATTTATCGCCGCCTGATAAATGGCATCGACTTCAGTAGTGGAAACATACGGCGACAACTGCTTTTTAAGTGACCATGCTTCGTCTAGTAATTCACCAAATGCGGGATAGTCGCCAGTTGCCAATGCCGTGATACCATCTTCGACTTGCTCACTCATACGTGTGAGTAAATCTTCATGCTTATCCATTTCGGCCAACTGGTGAGCCACCACATCACCCGCCCGCCTATATTGGTGAGTGTCAAATAGCATCAGCCAATCCGCAAGATCGGAAACCAATTCTGGAATCACCTTATCACGAATACCATGAGCGGAAAATCGCAGATGATGGAACCCGCCTACTGAGCAAAGATACTGGTCCTGATAACCAACATTACCACCCATCTTATCGAACTCCCATGTGGTAGCAAGTTTGGCGATTGTGACCTTATCTAATTCCGTGCATACGCGCAGGAGTCCGACCGTATAGGCCGATGATGAACCAAGACCTGATTTATTTGGCAAGTCAAAAGTATGCCAGGAATGCCCATCGTGGAGCATCACATAACAATACTTGTCGATAGAAGTCCCAAGAACGGCCCCGTCATGCTCATTAAACCATTGGGGATAATCAGTTCCACCACCAAGGAAAGAAATCCGTAAAGGCGTCCGGCTAATAATCATCTATATTCTTTGCCTTATCATCGAATATCACATCGCACGATGGTTTCCCCATCTGTAACTCGTGATAAAGCACTCCCCATTCCCTTAATTGCTTGACGGTAAAATCCAGCCAATCCTTGCCCGATTTAGAACCCCTGCCTGTGAATATAATGATTTTATTCCCGTTGTGATAAAGGTGGTTAATGATATTTATGCGCTGTTTGATAGGCTTGCTGGACGCATAATCACTTCCTACCGTCCGGCAAATGGTATTGTCTATGTCAACGCAGTAAATCATGGAAAACTTAAACACATCCCATCATGCAGGACTACCTTCTCTATTTGCTCGTTGTAGCATTGTCCTGTGCATCGGTTATCAGCGCAATCGCGTGATGGTAACACGGAATGAATGAGTTTCCGGTGAGCATCCGAACCCCACCAGTCTCCTATTTGTTCGGGATTGGGATAGCATGACCCTATCTTATATTTCGCTTGCATCTTCTTATCGACGCATAAATAGGCGTTCCCATCCGTAAGGATCGGAAGCAGGATAGGCGTCATAAGGCATTGTTTGAAGTCCTGCTTGTTATGAAACTGACCGTCAAACTTATGTGTTACCGTGTATACGTGGAAGTTATCATTCTCTAGTTCGTGGCATTTCTGAAATTGCTCATAGACTTTAACCATATTGAATTGCAATTTCCGATGTCCTTCTATATCAGAACGTTCCAGATCAACTGGACGTACATGAAAGTCCTGAACCCCAATATCTTGAGCAATCTTACACGCATCATATATTTCATCGACATTTTCAGGAAGTACCACCATTTTATAAGCCAAATCTACCTTTGAGTTATATTCGCTGCGCAGTTTAACCATCTGTTTGACATTCTTTAATACCTGATAGAAACAATCCCTACCCTTAATTTTAGCGTAGCTTTCTGGTTTTCCAGCATCAATAGACATGGCAATCCACCGGCAAGCCATAGAAGCGTCCATGATTGGACGGGATACCTTTACCATATTCGTAACCAGCGCGGTATCCAATTTCTTGTCAGCCGCGTGTGCTAATATAAAGGATAAGTCCTTATGTAGTGTAGGTTCACCACCACCGGAGATACATAAGCCACGTACTCCCCAATCAGCAAGATAATCAACCAATCTACGCATATAATCGCCAGGGAGCGAACGCATTTCACCAACTTCCGCCCGATTAGTCTTGAGATAACGCTGAACAATACAGAAGTAACACGAAAGATTACATTCAGCATATGGATCGAGATTGACTTCTATTGGTGGAGGTAACGTATCACTTTTACCACGCATCCAATTGATGATGGATTTGTAATTATCGTAGTAAGCCAATCCCTTATAGGAATTGAACGAATTATATTTATTACTCCATTCCATACTTTCCAATGTCCTCGACAATCATCGTACTTTTATCCGAATGATAAGCCCATTCATAAGCCTTGTGGATTTGCTTTGGCATTGTAAGACGTACAACCGGAATATTCTTTAGTAGCTTTTGGAAAATCTCAGTATAATCACCACAATGCTGAACGCCAGGATACATCGGAGTCTTTGAACCAATGCCTACGCGAATAATTAAATGTGCCTTGTATTCTCCGTTCGTAAATTGCTCTATCTTGTCACAATGATTGACCAACTGGTTAGTGGCACATAGCAGGAAATCAAAGCGCGGGAATATCGAGATAACGCACTTGCCTGTTAGAGACAGGCCGATACTGGCACCCATCTGCATATCTTCGGCAACCGGCATTTCAATCAACTTGTCTTTAGAAACACCTTGAAGAGTCTTATACATGGCGTTGCCAGGATATGCGATTGATTGGCCTAGAAACAGAGTGTCTTTCTGCTTTCCCAACCATGACATAGCATCAGTTAATTCGGATTCATAGTTCATTCAGAATATCCGCCGTACTGATGTTGTGTACGCAGTATCATCGTATGATTGGTATGGCATACACCAATTCCATGACTAAACGCGGCATTGTATCTGGCTAAGTCTTTTCGATCACGACAATAGCGACAAGTACCTGTTTTATGACCATCCATACCTATTTTACAAGTACATTTGTCAAGATTCATTCGTTCTTTCAAAATGTCACCCACTTTCCTGAACCTTGATGTGGAAATCTACGTTTATACGAGTATCCCCAAATATCATCAGTTGGGGTATTGACGCTTAACTGATTATCTTCCACCACAAATTTGATTGGCAATTTATGACCGTGAGCATACTTGACGCACTCATGGAATATGCCAGTTTCCGCCGCCATGTCGCCCACAAAAGTCCACACTGTTTGACCACTCATAGCTACGCCTAATGCAATAGGCAGGATACCACCAACGATGGCAGATGAAAAAAATCTGTAATCCTTGAAGTTAAGAGTAATGGAATGTCCGGCCATGATTTCAGACTTGACTAATTCAGCAGGGACGCCTTTGAGCAGGGCGTGGTAATGGCTACGGTGTGTGCTGAATACCCAATCGTCAGGGTATATATGCTTGAAGATGGAGATTAACTCTTGCTCGTTACCTTTGGAAAGATGGACCGGAGCGTGTATCTTGCCAGCTTCTATCTCCCTGGCAATATCATCCTCAAAAGCAATAAGTCCTTGAGCATCTATCATTGTTATCTTAATAATGCGCTACTGTTTTCCGTTTGTCAAGACGCTGTTAAGTCAATAACAGTTACTTGAATAGGTCAGAGATTTTAGGAAGCGGGGGTAATGTTACGCCAGCTTTGGGCGCAGTTGTGGTTTTAGATTTAGTGGTAGTTGTTTTACTCGTAGTTTTAGGTGCTTCAGCAGGTTTAAAACCTTTAGCTAAGACCAACCAGGCATCGAGATCGGGATGTTCCAACCTAAACTTCATCCTAGCAGTAGCATCAGCGTTCCCGTCTTTATTCCGTATAGATTCATATTTAGCATACAAGTCCTCGACTTCTACGGATGGAACTTTGCTGAAATCCTTGTCCTTCCATCCAAAGGCCGTCTTGCCAGCCTCAAAAAACGCCAGATTGTCCATGAGATAACGCTCTTTGGCGTATCCGGTATCGGGCAGTTTATTGTAGGCCACAAATGCCTCGATATTCGTGCCAGTCAAGTCTTTTTCTATGGCCTCTCGCCGTCGCCTATCGTCGGCATATTGCGAATTGGCATACAAGTATTTCTGTCGCTCTTCCGTGGTTTTAAGCGCATCATATTCCTTGTCATTAGTCTTATACTTGACGTTGATCCGCAGGACTTCCGGCTTGCTTTCAATCGGCATCCAACCAAGATTTTCCTGCCCCCATTTGTCCCAGGCCGGATTATCCAAGCGGTAGAGTTTACTTTCGCTGGAATTACCCGTTGCCGCCACCATCTTGTTATAGTCGAAGTAATTGGTCAGCAGGGATTTTGGCGGCAGACCGAAGTTATCCTTTGCGAATGGTATGCCAAGTTCCTGTGACCACTTAACAACGAGGTCGTAAGCCTTCTCGGACTGTAGTTTGCCACCATAACCCCATAGAGCCAGGGTGGCATCAGCTTCGGGATTCTTTTGCCTGTATTCAGCCCGCCAGTCTTTAGCGTATTCCGGATGGGCCTCAAGCCATGCCTCGCGTTCTTTGGAGGTCTTTAGGAGTTTATATTCACGCCATCCAGCCATGTATTCAGCCGGAACATCAACCTCTTCCTTAATATCGGAGATTGACGCATAAGGCAACCGCCAGTATGCGCGTCCCAACTTTTCCATATCGGAAGCGCGGCGAACGTCCAACAGAGGCCAACCAGAATCTATCTTCCCATCAGCGTAATACTTTTGGATACGTTCGTAGGTATCAAGCCCCCATTGTTTTATGAAAGCGTCAACGCGCCGGTCCCGTTCATCCCAATCATAGTTACCTAGCGCATCCTCAAGGTCAGCCGCATACTTGATTTGGGATTCATAAGCAGTTAAGGCTAAATCATCCTTGAATCCATATTTGTCGCCCTCTTTTGCCTTTTTATCAAAATAAGCATAGATATCGGCATAATGCGGTTCACGTTCAATCGCATCCAGCATCGCGCCGTAATTCTGTCCGGCCTTTGAAACTAATTTGCGATACTCTTCAGTCGTAATCTTGCCTTGCTGTAATTCTGTGACCGCCTTGTTTACGCGGTCAGTATAGATTGTTTTCTCTACCTTCTTACGGTCCTCGTAATCCTTCCAAACCTGTGAACCACGAACGGTAGAATCCTGCTGTGCCTTTTCATAAGCCGCGGCAAGGTCGGGATACTTGCGTATCAATTCCTGTTTCTGGAAGGCGGTAAGTTGCTTCCATCCCAAAGTGCCATCCTTGAACGCCTGTTGCTGGTTCTGGTCAATCTCTTCAGGGCGCATCTTCTGTATGGCATCTTTAGCCTTGTCATAGAACTTCGCCCACGCAGACGCAGGATAAGCGTTAAGGCCAAAGATAGAGGAAATCGGGAGGATAGCCCGCGCCTCGTTTTCCGGTATCTCATTGTCCGAAGCGTAGCCGGGAATCATCCAGCCTATGCCCTGGTCGATTGAGATAGGAACAAATAGTTTTCCGATGTAAATACCGTATTCTTTAGCGGTTTCAATCGGGTATTTCAGGAAGTCCTTATGAGCTGAAACGGGCGAACCATCCCATTGACGGTTAGTGGCGACTTCGGCCAACACCCTTGTCACCGGAGAGGACCGGGAATACCACCAGTAAATGAACGGATTGTCCTGGTAGTTAAGTGACCCGTTCTTTAGGATAGAATAAAGGTCAACGATTGACTTATCGCCAACCTCATTCACACAGGACATGATGTTATTGGCGAGTCTTACCAGACCATACCAGAAACCGCCTACTCCGACAGTAAGATTAGAGACTTTGAGAGCCATGAACCCGCCACCAGGTTTCCATGTCACTTCGCCCGTAATCGGATCGGTAGTGAACCCAAACCCTTCGTTCAGGTCACGGTTGATTGCTTTTTCGTCTTTACCGGCAAGCGCAGAAATAGCGTATTGCGCCCCGGCGTAATAGACCGCACCCGCTATAATCATGCCACCCAAAGCCTTACGGACTTCCGCGCCCGTTAAGCCACCCCGGAATATATCACCGAGCATTGAGAGACAGGCGCGAGTATAGTTAGGCGCGAACCATCCGAAGGATTGCTCGATCTGCCTAACTCCCATCGGAACACCGATTGCCTTTGAGTCAATCACGCCAGTCATTTTGTCGAGGAATTGCGCCAGTTCAAACCCCTTGCCCTCTTTGAGATATTTGGGCGACATTATCTTCCAGAACTCATCACGGACCACCTCGCCGGCCATCATAAACGAGACTTCAGCACGTTCAAACGGCTTTAACGGTATCTTGTCCATCATCTTTTCAGCCGCTTGAACAATCTTGTCGCGTCCCGTAGTGGCTGTCAATTCTTCAAAGAAATATACAGCGCGGGTAGAGCCACCAAACGCCACGCGCTGATTGGCCGTCTTAGCCATCTTGGTCATGTAGGCGGGCAGCAAATCGGTATCAAAGAACGAGCCAACTTGGTAACTGAACGCTTTAGCCCATGCGCCCATAAGTCGCGCACCCTGCTTTGGATTGGTGAACAGGTTGGCATGAGCTAGACCGAAGGCCGGAAGCCCCTGGATTGCCATAGCAGACATATCAAGAGTGGCCTTGAAAATGCGGAGGATACCAGAAGCATCGGCTAGCCAGTTAAGGCCCGGAAAACCACCTTCATGCCCGAAATACTTATTGAAAGCATCAACGAACTCGCGGTCGAATATCTTGCCCGCCGCGAAAGGTTGCATCAGGTAGCCTTCGCCAATGTCCGGCGTCCTAACCGCTTCCAATCCTAGCTTGTGCGCCGCTCTTGCTTTCTCTAATTCGGCCACACGGTTATCGAGAACGCCCTGTGCTTGCTCACGGAGAGCCTTTAAGCCTTCCTGTCTCTGTTTGACCAATGGGGGAGTGCCTTTAGATGAGAACACAGGCTTAGGATAGCCCCAAAAGTCGGTTGACAGACCGCTTTCCGTGGTAAGTGGAGAGGGATTAAAGCCATTAGTATCGCCAGTATTCACTAAAGCATCATATTCTTGTTTTAACGAATATGAATCTGATAATGCAGAATTATAATCCGCTTTCATCCTTCGCAAACGAATGACATCATCTATAACGGCTTGACTACTCTTATAACCTTCCAATCCAGTAAATGCAGGTCCAGCACCTATTTCAGCAAAGATAGGGTCAAGCGCATCATGTATATCTACACGTCCATCTTTTCTAATGGATGATTTAGGCCATGGTTTACCAGCCAGTTTATGACCTGATATGGTACGCGCCTGATCTACCGTTACCGATTCCAAGTCTGTTTTATTTAAAATGTCGTATAGAGAACCAGCATCTCTAGTAAACTCTTTACGTACTTTTTGTCCATTTTCAACTACGTTGCGATAATATAAGGTCTTTCGATGGAACCTTTGAAGAGGATGGTCTTTAATTTGTTTTTCAAGTTCCTCAACCATAATTTCGGCTTGATATAGTTCAGAACCCTTTTGCGCCAATTCTGGATTCTCAACAGCAATCTCTTCAATAAGGCGTGGATTATTGTCAGCTTCATCAAGAAAACTAAGTAATTTCTCTCCCCTAGATTTACGTTCTATTTCTAAATCAAGTAGATAGTTTAAATCGTCTACCTCTTCACGCAAAACCTTTTGATAGGCATCATCAGTTGATTCACGTATGCGACGTTCAATATCGTCAACCAATGTCCGTTGATCATCAATCAGTTTGGTTAGTTCATCGGCCTGTCCACTAAGACCATTCCTTAACGCACTACGGTCTATCTGGTCTATCCTGGCAAACGCCGCCCGAATTAAATCATCTTCTGGTAAGTCGGCAATCGCCGCCGACCCTTTAGCCATTGCCAGTTTACGTGCCGTTTCAACTTCCTTGCGTATGGATTCGGTGTATTTGCTAACCTCTTCCATGTAGAGGGCAATCCGCCCTTCCGCCTCGGTCGGGAGTTTCAGTAACCTGGATAACTCACGCCCCATTTCAGGGAATTGTTTAACCAGACTTTTAAGCGTCTGTGGCGCAAGGGTATTATCACGCAACGCGCTATCTATGGCGGTAATAAGGTTCTTAGCGTATTTAACCCTGTCAGCGGCCTTATCCTTGACCGGAATAAGCATTTGCGTCAGGATTGTGCGCCCCTCCTCGGAATTGACCCGTTTCATGGCCTGTTCAAAAAGTGCGGGGAATCGCGCAAGCCGTTCGCTTGCGCTCATACCCTCCATGCCAATATCTTTCAGTCCGGAATTGAGATACTTGATAAAGCGGTCGTCCGCAACCTTACGCATGGCCTCTTCGATATATTCCACCACGGACGCTTCTGGATTAACATCATAGATTAACCCATTCTTAACGCCATCCCACATCGTCTTAAATTCGCGTTGCTTTTCATAGGATTGCTTCTTACCAATAGCCGGAGGACGCCCGCCACCCGTAGAAGCCTTTTGAGCGGGGATTTCCTTGCCTTCCTTAACCTTACCCTTTACGACACGGTGCATATACCAATCGTCAAGGACATTTTTAGGATCGACGCCTTCCGTCGCCAGCATATTGAACACTTCAGTATTGATTTCGTGGACACGCGCCACGTATTCAACTCCTTTATCAAACCCCTCCCAAACATACGCTTCCGGATGAGTGAATACGTGTTCAAGGGTTCCTACCTCTTCGACACCCTTCCACGCCGGTAACGCCTTCGCCGCCATCTTTTGAGAGAATCCGTTTTTGTCAAAACCGAACAATTTGACCGGCTGTGAATGAATACTAGCCAGTTCCATGTATTTTAGTTTGGCCGCATTAGGACCACGCCGCAGGACTTCAGCCCGTACTACTGCCGCCCGTCCAACCACATCTTTGACCGCATCTGATTCGGCCTTGACTAATACGCGGTAACCCAATCCCTTCTCAATCCCATAACCAATAGGTTTAAACTTTGCCACGGTCTGAATGACACTTCTTTGCCAGTTACTTGCCAATGCCGCTTTCAAGATTTCCTCGGAAGATGGCAAAGTCATAAGTGTTTCCGTCACATGCGAGGCTTTCATAAGCCGTTTAGCCGCCGCTTCGCCTATTTCATTGCCAATCTTGGTGAGTGCCTTCATTGAACCTTTGATGGTAAGTTCAGCACCTACCGTCAAAGGCGCGGCCAATCCTGCTTCGATAGCCTGGACACCGGTAGCCATCGCCCTCATCGCACGGCCAATGACCGGAACCTTACTGGTAAACTTAGCCGCAATCCCGAACGTACCACCAACAGGAACCATATAGATAGGATTGACCGCTTCAGCAAGACCAGCCGCGAACTCAATTTCAGGGGAAATGCCTTTATACTCACTCCAAATATCGGCCATATCTTCAGAAACGAGCGCACCCGCACCATACTTACCGAACGCCGCATCAAAACGTTGCTTTAAGGCAGATAGCTTAGGATTAACTGGTAACTTGGTAGTTTCAGAAAACGCACCTTCGTCACCCGGAACAATGCCGCTTTCGTTTGCGGTCAAGGCTTGCTGTAACAAATATGCTTCCCACGGCCTACCTACGAACTTGTCAAGGAACGAAAACGCCGACCCGACCGAAGCCAGGGTAGCTTCCCGTGTTTCTGGAATGATGAAATTGGAAAAGACGTTAGCCTGTGCCGCCTTGATATACCACGGCGAATCCTGAATGCGCTTCGTGGCCGCTTCCGCCATCCGTAACGCATCATTCACATATTTGTCGCCGGTAGATATGGTCATTCCACCATAGTTCTCTTCAGGAGGTGTGTTGATATTAAAGAACTCGGCTACCTCGTCAGGCGCAATATCGGGGAACAATCGCTTGAGTAATCCCTCGGTATTCTCATTGCGTCCTGCTTGAGCGATCTTTAAAGCAAACTCTTCCGGTTTCTCTTCCGCCAATGACAGGATAGTATCTATATCCTGTTTAGGGAATACCGTCTGTAATAGTCTCTCATTTTCTTTATAATCGGAATATTCAGACAGCAACCGCTCGCGTTGAGCGTCTTCCATTGGTGACGATGCTTCTGATTCCATTTTGATCATATCCTGAAGATCGTCACGAGTAAACCGCTTGCCTTCGGGATTGATATACTCACCCTTGCCGGTTATCTCCCACTTATCAGGAGAAAGGTACGAAAAAGTACTATCAGGATTAACTTTTAATGACCATCCTTCGTCAAGGTTAAACCCGAACTCTTTAGCATATCCAGATTCATAAACACCAGGTTTGATATCCGGAATAGTAGTGGTTTGTCCCGGTTTAGGTTCAAGATAACCATACTTGGCTAATTTGCGGTTAACTTCTTCCGGATCGTCACCAAAGTCAGGTAATCGTATACCTGCCATCAGCGCATACCAGATTTACGAGCGAGTACCTTGTCAAGAACTGTCCGCGGATCAGGCTTCGGCTTCGGTTTAAGGCGCACATCTAAATCACGATAGTAATCGTCCCGGCTAAACGGAACCTTCTTTTCCGTCATCTATCCCTCCGGCATCAGGGTATTCTCTACCCCCGATTCTACCACCCCTGCCGGAATCCCGCCTGTCTGCCCGCCCTTCCCCAATAGCGGAGGCATACTTTCCCCTGTCACATTCGGCGGCGTCATTGGTTGCTGTCCCTGCGGCGTGAAGATGCCCTTCTTTAAGAGTTCCAGGCTCACCCCCAACTCCATCGCCATTATCTGCGCTTCTCTGGCCGCGTTATCGTCGCCCTTCTCCGCCTCTTCCAGCAACGCCATAATCACCCGATGCTTCTTGACGTTCGGGCTTATCAGTTCCGCTTCCTGTATCTGCCATTCCCGTTCAACCTCGTTGACATCCTCAACTTGCAACACTTCCCCCAACACATACTTGCGCGGATACCACTTCGAGGCCGCGTTCGCGACGCTCATCCGTGCTATATCCGTCTTTGGACTCTTGACGAAATACTTGTAATCAGTCGTGTAATCCCCATCAATCAACGTGGTATTGAACGAATCCTGGTGTCCCGGCACTCCAACCTTGAGCGACCCTCCAATCTGCAATGCCTGTCGGGTGAACATCTGCGCGGTCTGGACATTCAACGACTCTTTAGCCGCCAACCGAGGCATATATATCTGGTCCTTCGTTTCCCCGATGGTAATCAACGCCACCGCGCTAAACGGCTGTGTGACGTTGCCGATGTCAATATCGGTATAGCCGCCTTCCTGTATGGCCTTCTCCATCATGTTATAAGCCATCTGCGCGGCATTACGGGCATCCCCATAAGACACCGGCACGACGCCCCCGCCTATGTCAACGCTCGTTATGCTACCCATCCCAGTAGCATCCTCGTATTCCGGCGGCGTAGCGTCCTTGCCTTCCTTGCTGGCAAACTGTTGAGGCGGCTTGACCAGTTTCAGGTTCAACGTCTGAAGGATACTAACTAGCATATTAATCTGCGGTACTATGTCACGTATGAGGAAGAATATACTCTCCCCCGTATGCTCGATCGAATTATCCCCAATCAGGATATTCCCATACCCCAATGTGACCGTCTCTATTACCACCGGCACTTCCCCATACGGATTATATTGCTCAAAGATCGCCTTTGAATCAACATACACGCAGTTGAATTCCGGCGTCCACAAGTCTATGACCTCCGCATCCCGTCCCTTACACACTACCCCAGGATACTCCGCCTCAACCAATTCCTTCTGCCGCTTCGTCTTATACGCCGCCCACACTAACCCGTTCTCACCCATCCCATACCGCAGGAACTTCCCATCCCAAGGCGTAATGTCCGGTATGAACTCCCCATCGACCTCCCTGCATAGTACCCGCCTACCATGCCGCCCCCTGAAGCAGAATTGCCCATCCGCAAACATATCCAACGTTGGCATCTGCCTACGCACCAACCGCCAATTCGCCGCCTTGAATACCGCCTTCTGCCACTCCTCGATATACGAAGTGTCAATCCCCTTGTTCTCAGTCATTACCTCCACCTGCTGCTTGACCCCGCCCAGGGCGGAAAACACATTAGCCGAAAACACCGCTGGTTTATTTAGCGTGACGTTGACTATATCCGGCACCGCCCGCCCCTTCGTATCGGTGAGCGTGTATTTCTTGAGATAGAGCAGGTTAGCGTCCGTGTCCATGCGCTCGTATAACTTGCCCTCCTCCTCTTCCCTCTGTTTAATCGTCGCTAACCAGTCCATAACGCCCTCCCTAGTTAAACCGGAAGCTTGACCGCTTCGTTTGTGCCACCCCATGCGTCACCGTCTCCGGTGAGAAGTCCGACAGTATCCCCCGCTCCGCAGACATCAGATGAAACCGCTCCTCATGCGCGATATTCTCAGTCAAGACGCCATCTTTCTTTTCATAGGCGAAGCTAAACTTCTCCCGCTTATATTCTACCATGTCCGAGAACACGAATATCTTGTTCAGCCGGTGAAGCCCCTGAACCTTCTGTATCTGGTATCGTGGCGTCTGGCTGTATCGTGGTTCAAGGATAGGCCACCCTTGCGCCGTGTATCCCTGCCTGGTCTCCCCTTCCGTGGTATGGTTCCCACCCGCCCGCTTGATTACGTTGTAGCCGTCCGTGATCCGCTTGAATTCCTGAACGTGATCGTAAATGCTACGCCCCGTAGCCCCCGGCAGATATTCCGCAAACGCGAACAATTCACCGCTCCCCGGATTCTCCGCGTAAAACATCGCCGCCGGGTTAGCTTGCCCAAAGTCATGCCCTGAATAAACGAGCCAGCTTTTAGGTATCTCGAACCGTGGAATAATGCACGCCTCTTGGAATCCCGAATACACCAACCCCTCCAACCCAACCCATTGACCCATCACATAACGCTGATAGTACGTCCCGTCAAACTCGCTCAAACGGGCCAGGTAATCAGCCGGGAGAGCTTTATTATCGAACGATGAAGCCTGAAAGACCGCCCCCCGCTTGTCCTGGTAGAACATCCGATAGAGATAATGTGTCGGCGGTCCCGGATTCGTGGCCGCGAAGATTACATGAGGAACATCAGGTTTCCGAAGCCGCCCCTCCAACATACGCCAATCATCTTCTACGGTTTCAATCGCCTCATCTATCCCGGCCCACCCCAGGTTAAGAGAGCCGAGCTTGAGATAATCATCCAACCCACCGAACAGAATCTCAGAGCCGTTAGTCAGCCGGACCAGCCCTTCGCTTTTGTTGTGATCGGCTATCAACTGAGGCGGACAGACCAATTCTAAGAACGTCTTGAGTGTTGTTTGTCCCAAGCTGGCCCGCGTTTTACGAGCGATGAACCCGAAGTTGCCGGGATAATCAATCGAGAGTTTCAGCCCTTTAGCACATAGAGCAATCGTTTTGCCAGCTCCGAACGCCCCGGAATATAAGCACCTGGCCGCCTGTGATACTAAGAAATCTAATTGCGCTTTGGATGTCGGCTCGAAGGTTATGCTTATGCTGGCTGGCATTTGTCGCCGCCTGATGATTCAACCACCGCCGGTCCCGCAGTTTCCCCGGCAGTTTCCCCGACCGGAGGTTCAATCGCGCCTTTACCCACCCGGAAATCAATCGCCGCATCCCCTTTGGTTTCGAGGGATACAGTTTGCGCCGGCTTTCCAATCCCGTAATCGAGCATGAGTTGGCCAGCTTTCATATCGCCAGCCATAAACTTAGCATAGAGCATCTTCGCAATTAGTTGCTGTTTGGTTAAGCCGGTTTCTGGATCGATTTCATCCAATACCGCTTTAATGCAGCTCATGAGCGTTTGCTCTTTACGCGGTCGCCCGTTTGGATTGCCGGAAACACCTTTAGGAAATGGCTTTAAGCCAGCTAATTGCCGCTGTTTTGCGCTGATTGCGCTTTGATTTACAGCGTTTTCCATAGCCTAAAGTTAAACCGTCCCCACCAATTTGTCAACCCCTGCCATATTATGACAAGTAAGAGAAAGGCGGAAAGGAGACGAAAGAGCGCAAAAAGGCGAAACCGGATTTTCCCCTGCTTTTTGAGGTTTCCCTAGTTTTCCCCTTAACAACCCTTAATACCCTTCCTAAGAGAGAATCAGTAACCCTGATATATATTTAATACCCCGGATACTTTAACGTTAAGGGTAACCAACGTTAAGGTTACCAGGTTACTATCTTAACCCCCTATAATCCCCCTTCTCTTATTGTTGACTGTTTCACTTGCCTTTATTGAGGGAATGTTGACGTTATTAGTCAACTACTTAATTCCACTAAGTATTTTCGGAAGTTGTCAATACCACGTTTGGTCCATTTTAAGTTAAGTATTATGTGCGATTGACAACCCCGGTTATACGTATTGACACGTGCGTTTATGCTTACTGAAAAATGGACTGTTTGGTTGATTGCCATGACTCCCCACTTATGGGAGAATGATGGCATCAAAGCAAGCGGCCAATGAGCCGCAGAAAGAGGGAGAAATGAACACCACCAAACAGGCAGAACACGAATATATGGCCAGGGCGTATGAGGATGATGGCGGCGGACTGAGTATCGTAATCCGGGATGATGACGGGGAGATTATCTATTGCCATAGCGGCTATGAGATGACCCAGAACTCCGGCGAGCGCGGGCAACTGCTCGATGATTTGTGCGCAATCGTGCGCGGGGAAAATCCGCGGGAGTGGGAGGGCAATGAATTGGACGAGGCGAACCGCGAGGGCTGGCTGAGGGATATTGACAGATTGCAGGAGATCGCCAACGCGGAAACCAATGGCCGGCTCGAACTCGCTACCATCGGGGCCATGGGCGCATCGGCCCGGCAAGAAATCTATGGAGCGATAATTAGCTAGTATAACAGCGGCCACGCCGCAGAAAGAACAGGAGGAAAGACCAATGACCGCAGAGAAGTATAACGGATGGACCAATTACGAGACATGGAACACCGCCCTTTGGATGGGAGAATCGGACAGTTATTATAACGAGATCGCCCAGGAAGCATACAACCAGGCCGAAGCAGATGAAACCTTTACACGCGAAGAACGCGCCGCCTTTGACCTTGAAGACCGCCTGAAGGACGACTTTGAGGAGAACGCGCCCGAATTGCCCCCCGGCCCTTATTCCGACATGCTAAACGCCGCTATGTCTAGCATCAACTGGTATGAAATCGCAAAGAGCTACATTGACGAAGTTGACAAGGAAACCGAACCCGAACCCGAAACCGAAGAATCCTAGACCACCAAACGAAAAACAGGAGGATATAAGATGCTTACACCATGGGGACCATCACAACAAATGGACACATACGCGCCCGGAATCATATCAGTTAGCACCGCATCACACGGCGGAATATACCTATCAAAAGAACGCGCCGCCAAAATCCCCGCCAATGTGAAACCGTGGACCGGTGACCGCCAATGGTGGGAGGAGGATTGCGATTGGTGCATCCCGTATATCATCTTCGCTGATGAAATCAAGAATAGCCCCGCCGCTTATCGCTTTCAGGAAAACCTAGAGCGAGCCCGCCAGATTGCCACCCGCTATCATCCAGAGTTTAAGCAGTAAGAAAACGAAACAGGAGGGATAAAAACATGACCACGCAGACCGCCCCAACCGTAAAACAATACCTTGAGAAGTTAGCCTCCCAGGACACCAACACCGAACGCGACGAAATCATAGTATCTAATATCCTTCATAAGATAGGCTTTCCTGCCGCCCGGATCGTTGTTGGTATCGTTTATCTCGAAGGCGAAGGCCAACCAACGTCAATCCAACACGTAGCCGGGATTCTGGTTGACATCGCAGACAAGGCAGGATTTTAGCATGACCACCAAAGCCGAAACCCTTGACCATTGGCGCGGCCTAACCCCGAATCAAGACCCATACCCGCATATGGAAAGCATCCCCTATAAGGCCAAAGGTAGCAGATACGGAGCTTGTGGTATCAGGATAGACGGATCGCCGGAGTTTATCGACGCCGTGCTATCCAACCTTAAAAGCCTAATACAAGGCGAGAATGACAATACACGCCTAGAGCTTTCGCGGAACCAGGTTGACGGAAAAGGATTAAATAAGTCATTCGGCTTGCAGGCGGACCACGCTGAAGCCTGCTATATCCGCCTACATGAGCGAGGCCATGAGTCCCGTATATACAACGCCATAATCCGGAATGTTCACGAGCGCGTCCAGGCGCGGATGATGGAGGGATAGCCATGTTCAGCCGTGAATTATGCCATATCGGAACTATTGAGTTATGCAAGGAAGCCACTTTACGCGGGTATTCAAAGGAAGACGCCGCCGCCTTTATTCCCGCTTTTGCCGCTGAATTAGCAGACGCCGATCCGCATTTACGTTGGACCGAAGCACTACCCGAAGCCATTAAAGTAACCGTCTTAACACTCGAAGCGCATGAGATAGCCAAGCGCATCATTGACCAAGACGAAAGCACCCAACGCGCTATCGAGTATTTAACGAACCCCACGGAGGAGGATGATTAAATGGCCGCGACCCTATTTGACCTTGACGCCATTCAACGCCAGGAAATTGAGGCCGGAACACTTAAGGCAAGGACTGGCCGGGACATAGGGCAACAACAACCCCTGATTGAAGGTGTCCGCCCCCAATTACGCGAAACCACGCCCACGGACGCCGCATTAGAGGGATTGACCGCACCCATGCTGGAACGAATGAGAAAGGAGGGACACCCCTATGCCGGCAGACCGTCATTTGGAGAGCTTGCTACCACCCGAAATCAAGCGGGCCATTAAAGCCCGCGCAGCCTTAGAAGGTGTCAAAATCGCCGAGGTAGTCGCTAAAGCGTGTGCTGATTATGTCAAGACACCGATAAGCATGGACCTGGACGAATTGCGCCAGGGACGCCAGCCCCGCAACGTTGTCTAGGTGTCAAGGCGTTAAGGACGGAAGTATTAAAGTATTGGAGGATAGCAGATGGATCAGCCCGCCTTTATAATCTCGGTCATTCTAGGCAGTTTCGCCGTGCTACTCGTTGCGTTTTTTGTCCTCTGGTTGATATTCACGCATATCGAGAACATGGCACGGATAAGGAAGGCCGACAAATACTAATCCGGATTACCACGCCCCGGCGGATTCACCCCTACCCGAACCGCCGGCCCCCAGGCGTCTAACCTTTGAAGAATGGGAGAAGGAATAATGAAACTCGTTATCAGCATCAGAGGCAAACCGGCCTATATTCTAGGCGTCATGGCGGGACTCATAGCCCAACATGGCGGCGATACGCCGGTGTCAAAAATAAAGTAACCAATTCCACACAAAAAACACATATTTACCCCTTGTATTGACCGTGAATAGGAATAAACTAGGGAGGTATGGAGAGGCGCATCTGTAAATGCGGCTGGACCGCGCACAAGACCAAATGCCCTAAATGCGGCGCACGAATGAAAGCAGGAGGGAAAGTTGAGAAAGCTACGGATGCTCATTCTAGGACTAATCACCGGAAGCCATCAGGCCAGGATGGAAGCCCTTTGCCAGCTCATAATCCGCCCGACCCCGGACGAGAACAAGCCCCACCTATACCACGAAGTAATCCAATGGGCGGGAGTGCTGGAACTGGACCGGGAACGGGCGATGCTGAAAGAATGGCGCGAGGCGCATCTCGTTTCGGAAATCTCTACTAAATGGCAGGTCAGCCACCAGGTTGTCACCGGCATCATCAGGCGCGTGGTAAAGCCGGACGCAGACCCAACGCCCATCATCACCCCGGAGGAACAGGCCGAGATTAAGGCCGAGGAAAAGCGTGATGCCGTAAACGAGTATCAGATGAATTACAGGAGGGAACCAAATGCCAGCGACCAGCAAAGCACCTAACGACTACACGGACAGCGCGGTTAATCTTACCAATCCCGATTGCGTGAAACATTTGCTCCACCAGCTTCATGCATTACAGTCCGAGCGTGTGAAAATCCTTGAGCCTATACAGGCCCAGGTTGACGCCATCGACGCGGCCATAGAAACGCAGATAGACGACATCAAGGCATTGATCGAGCGGTCCGGCAGTTATCAAGACCCCGAAGCCGGGGAGTATGCCCTGAAACAGCGCGTTAAAACCATCAACTACGACCCCGGCAAGACCGGCGATGTTCTAGGTGAGGATATGAGCCGGATGGTCATTGAAAGCACCGTCAACAAGACCAAGATGGCCGGACTGGTAAAAGGCGGATTCATCAGTCAGGCCACCGCCGATAAATGCGGAGAGTTTGCCGAGACTTACAGGTTCATAATCAAGTGACCGAAGCCGAGGTTAAACGTCTAGCGCGGGGATATAAATGCGCGTGTGGCGGGCAGTTAAGAGCCTGTTTCAGGTTTGCCCCCGCTACTAAAGCAAACGTATTCTTTCTACGTTGCGACAAGTGCGGTCCTTTGAAAGAGGACGCAAACTTGACTAAGGTAAAGAGTAACCTTGAACGGTATCAGGCCGGGGAGCATCTACCAATTATGGTAATAAACAACCTCGAAAAGAGGATAGGAGGGAAAATCATGGAGACTACGGCATTGACAAAGATGGATGCCAACCAGATGCTTGCTCGTATCAATCAGGCCAAATTCCCACAGGAATTGACCCTGCCACAGAAACAGATGATGGCGACTATCGCTATCAGCTACGGACTTGACCCGCTGATGGGCGAACTGATGCTTTACCAGGGCAGACCATACACCACGGTTGACGCGCACTACCGCAAGGCGCAGGAAACCGGCCAACTCGACGGAGTGGAAACCCGCCCCGCCACCAAGACCGAGCGCACCGATTGGCAGATACCGGACGGTGACTTCTTCTTCAGGTCAGAGGTTTTCGTTAAGGGATGTTCCCGCCCCTTTGTCGGTTGGGGACGCGTCTATGAGCGCGAAACCAAGGGCAATCAATTCCTGCCTACCGTGGCCAACCCGCAGCGCATGGCCGAGAAACGCGCCGATCGTCAGGCATTACGCAAGGCCTTCCACTTCGACCTCCCGGCGATGGCCGAGGACATCGGCAATGAGGACGCGCCCCCGGTAGCCGCCCAGGTTATCGAGGGGGAACCCGTCCGCGAAGTCGATACCAAGACCGGCGAAATCAAGCCGGAGCCGGTCAAGGAAGCCCCGCCAGAAGCCATCAAGAAGGTTGACCCGCCCAAGACCACGGACAAGGCCGAAACATTGCCCGATTTGTGGCGGTTTATTGCGGATTACACCGTCAAGATGAAGGCCGAGAAAGCCATCAATGACTTCTTGAGCCAGTATGCGATCGAGGTCAAAAACTGGAACCCCGACATTGTGCCGGATGGCTTGACTTTGCCGCTGGCGCAGACCGTGCGCAAGAACCTTAACCGCAGATGGGCAGAAACGACCGCCAAGAAATCCTAAAGCTATCCGGCCCTAGCACCGGATAGCCCTCCTGTTTTGCCGGGGGCGACTGGTCATCGCTCCCGGCAACGTGGGCAAACCGGCGGAAGCCGGAATAGATAGGCCGGGACGGGCAACGAAGCGTAACAGACACGCCGTCAGCGGGAATTGACGGCATCACAACACAAGGAGTGATACAGCGCGTCCCGTCCCGGCAAAAGGAGCAGGGGGATTGACAAGCACAATACAATACGGTATGCTTCAGGGGAGGTAGTAATGGAATTGAGTTGCCCCAGGTGTGGTTCAAAGGTAAGAAAATCAGGGTTCATCAAATGGTTCAAGGCGGGCAAACTGGTTAAATCCCAACGCTACACTTGCTGGACCTGCGGAAAGACTACCAACAAGCCAAAGAGGGGATGAATGGGTAATTATTCCGATCTGCTTAAAGACCCGCGCTGGCAGAAAACACGGCTTAAAATCATGGAGAGGGACGGGTGGAAGTGTGTTGTTTGCGGTGAGACTGAAAAGACACTTTCAGTACACCATAAATATTACAGGCCCGGCGTGAAACCGTGGGATTATCCATCCGAATCGCTTGTGACCCTTTGTGAGTTTTGCCACGATTGCGAGGAACGCGGCATCAAAGAGGGCATGGAACTTGATTTACTTGAGGTTATTAGGGAACGTCTTTTATACAGTCAACTGCTATGCCTTTATGATGCTTTAAGCGGACCACATTACGAAGAGGTTATAACTCTATCCAGCGATATACTCCAAAGAACTAGAAAAGAGGTCGAAGCGGAGAATAAGGGTAATGGCTAATCCACAGGTCGAGCAAGGCCATACCCGGATTGCGAACGAGATATTGGATCACATCTTATTCGCCCATCTAACAGCAAACCAATGGCAGGTTGTCTTGTGTATCATCCGTAAAACCTACGGCTACCAAAAGAAAGCCGACTATATCTCTAACAAGCAAATAACCGAGGCCACCGGACTAGGTAAAACGGTTGTATCCCGCGCCCTAAAGCACCTGGAATTGCTAAACATGGTAGCCCGAAACGGTAAGATAATCGGCTTTCAAAAGGATTGGGAATTATGGGGAAAGTTAGCTAAACAGCTAATAAAAGTTAGCAATTCAGATAACCAAAAGTTAGCAGGATTGGCAACAAATGTTAGCAATACTGCTAACAAACAAGCAGATGAAAAGTTAGCAATCCTGTCAACCAAGTTAGCTAAACAGCTAACAAAAGTTAGCAGCCCTATCGTCACACAAAAGAAAAAAGAAACTATAACAAAAGAAAGAGAGACTATCTCCCTACCCTCTTTTGAAAACAACGGCAAGGAAGCTGATGTTACGCCCTACCGGGAAATAATGGCTATCTTTAACGAGATTTGCGGACCGGCAGGTTTGCGAAAAGCAAAAGAACTTCACGATTCACGCCGAACATGGATTCGCGCTCGCTGGCGCACCCATCCGAATATTGCGACCTTCAAGGAACTTTTTGAAAAGGTTGTAGCAAGCGATTTTTTGACCGGGAAGGGAACCAAGCCATATTTCGCAACCTTCGATTGGTTAATGAACCCGACAAATTGGGCGAAGGTAATGGAGGGAAATTATGACAACCGTGGAGGGAAAGTCGATTGCGCGACAACTATGGCAGACCTATCTGGCTGGAACAAATATACCCAACCGCAAGCTAGGGGACTTTCAGACGCGGGACAATCAAAGCCTGGTAATGGCGCAGGAAGCGACCAGAGGACTCTTAGTCTTGAAGCCGAGGTTATTGACTTTGGCGGGAACGCCGGGAGTCGGAAAGACGCATCTGGCCGCAGGAGTGGCGAACATCCTTCACCAGCAGGGTAAGCGTGTGGCCTGGTTCAGGACCAGCGATTATCTTGACCAGATACGCGCCGCCCCGTTTGAGGATTTGGCAAACCGGATGATGGACATTGGTTATCAACATCTTATCGTGCTGGATGATTTAATGGTTACGCATTTCAAGTCCGATTGGTCACACGAACGGATTAACCAGCTCGTAGATATGGCATGGGAACGCCCTAAACAAACCATGATTATCACGACCAATATGCCAGCAGAGGAAATACCGCCCAGGATACTTGACCGCTTGACGGATCGGGAGTGCGGGAGAGTTTGTGTGATGGCCGGTGTATCATGGAGACAAGACCCGGAAGGGAGAGGGAAATGATTTCCGTTTGGGACAAGCTCAATACATGGATTGGGAAAGTGGTTGATGCTGGTCTTACAGTAGCACAGGATAAAGAGTGCGATGTAATTCTAGCTGAAACTGAAGCCGCCATCCGCGCCAATGAGAGAGAGAAAACCATCCAAGCGATACAGGATGGCACGATAGCTGTTGGGTTAATGAGGCGGTTGACCTTACAGGCTCGTGATGATGAGCGCAAGGTGATGGCAGAGGAGTTGACGGAGAACGAGCGCGGGACTATTGGCAACGGGATAGCTTGTGATGTTTGTGTCCATTACGGCGCGGATGGATGCGAAATTCCTAAACTCTGCCCCATTAGAAAGGCGGTGAGGGTGCTGGAGGAACACGACTTGCTACAGCATATTCATCGAGGTGGAGAAATGAATTATCCCGAATGTGTAGCTTGCGCCCTGCTGAAAGAGGCGCGGGAGGTAAACAAGTGAATGACCAGCCAATGTGTCTAAAACACCAAGAGCCAATCTACGGATATTGCCAGAGATGCCATGACGAGGAAGTGGGTAAAGCCGCCATCCAATCCTTTGCCAAGCAGTTGACGGAGGGAGAGCGGGGTGTTGGCGATGGAAAGGTCTGCCGTGAAGTATGTATCCAGAACATAGAGTGTGGTGCGCTTAACTCCTGCCCCATTAGAAAGGCGGGTGGGCTGTGACTTGGAGAATTAACCACCGGCCAGCAGTTCAGCGATACGCTTTCCCTTTTGCGGTTGAAATAAGACACGATGAGGTAGTCATTACTATCCTGTGTATGTGGATAGTTTTTAGGAGAAAGGCAGGTGGGCTGTGAGTGAGAAGATTAAGGTTTACATTTCCCACAAGATTATGTGCGACATACTAGGTGTTGAACCTGCCCATAGTCTTAGCGACATCGAGGTTATCTATCGGCCTGATGCTGAAATGTGGTTAATGACCGCCATTACCGACGAGGAAGTAATAGAGGAGGCCACCCATGATAGCAAATAAGCCGTGGGAAATTGAAACAGTATGGCTACCGTTCAATACATCGACTGGCGTAGATAAGGTTGATGAGCCAGCAACCAAACTCGCCGTCGCCCGTGCGCTCTATGAGGCGATGGAGA